GAGCCGGAGAATGTCGCCGCCGAGGATCTGAACGGTGGAATCCACCCCACCGGCCTGAACCGTGGCATCGGCATACGTTCCGAGGAACGCGATCGAACCGATGGTTGCGTAGGCGCCCGTGCCCGCGAGGGACCGCTCGACGAGCGCGACGACGCCCGCCGAAGCGACCGTGCCGCCCGTCTTGATGTACGCCGACAAGGATTTCAGGACCCCGTTCCAGGTCGAGGGGACCTTGAAGATGGCTCCCGTGATGCCGGTCGTGGAGGCGTTGGTGCCGCCGAACGTGGCGTCTCCCTTGAGGACCAGAAGTTGCTGTTGCCCGAAGGCCGAGTAGGACCGTCCCTGTGTATCGCTCATGGTTTGGCCCCCTTATCCGGCCGAGCCGAATTTGACGATGGAGTTGTCCGGATCGCTCGCCCAGAAGATCTTGAAGCCCAGGAGCGCGTACCACGCGATCATCTTATCGCGGCCCACGTCCTTGACTTCGTAACGGATTTCCTCGGGAATGGCGATCGCTTCCATCACCGTATCGGCGCCGAAGATGTACGCCTCGCCGAACGCCGCGGAGACTCCCACGGCGTTGGAGATGGCGTTGTTGCTCATGGAGTACCGGGTCCGATAATACGCCCCGATCTCTCCGTTCACCGGGTACTTCGTGTACTGCCAGATGGACTGGAGTTTGTCGTGGAGCCCCCTGGCCGCCTGGGTGGAGAGGATGCCGTGGAAGAACCCGCCCGAGAACTTCTGCGCCTTCATCGTCGAGTAGAGGTAATCGACGATGTTCTTGGCGTGGTAGTCATCGAACGTCACCGAGGCGGTCTGGACGGGGGTTCCGTCCGTGTAGAGGTTGTACGATGAGGCCGTGGACGCGACGTAGACGATCTTCGTCGATGCGAATTCCGCTTCGACGGCGGTGTCCATCGTCTCTACCATGTCGTTCTTCAGGATGCGGTTGATCTTCTGGCTCTCGTCGAACTGCGACAGGGCTTCGACCTTCCCGGTGTACGCATGGCCGTTGCCGTATTCCGTCACGGTCAACGTGCCCTTGTACGGGGTGTGGGAGCGTCTCGGCATGGTGGCGGTTTCCACGAGGGTCCCGCCGGCCGTGCTGATGTTGCCCCACTTATCGAAGTTCACCGTGTCGCCCTTGCCTTTGCCGAATTCCTCCTGCACGTCGGCGTACTGACGGAACACCATCTCCGCTTGCGCCGCGTGGCGGGTGGTACGGCTGAGTTTGGCGTTGGCCAGGTAGGATCCCTGGCTAACCCAGTTCGAGGCGACTCCCATTGACGGTTTCTGCTACCTCCCTTTCAGAGAGTTGGGCGAAAGACTCTCGATCGGATCGCGTGTCGCCGTGCGATTTCGGCTCCGGGATCGTCTCCGGGGTCTGCATCGTCCGATCCGCTTCCCGGCTGTCCCCCGGACGGGGGTGTGCGTCCCTGCGAGAGTGATTCGCGTCTGGTGGTTAACTCCTGTGCCACTTGGGCCCTCTTGGCCTCGTCGGTTTTCCGGAAATGCTCCGCGACGACTTTCCCGGCCGCCTCCATGAGGTCTACTTGCGAGATCGACGGGTTTTCGTCCCAGATTTTCATCGCGGCCTTCTCGTAGACTCCCTTGGCCTCGCCGCTTTCGAGGTAGGGTGCGACGTGCGGGTTGTCCTTCACGAACTGGTCCGTGAACTTCTGGATCCGCTCCGCTTCCTCGGCTTGCGACTTGGCCTTTTTCTCCGCTTCCTCCTTGTCCCGGAGTTCCCGCTTCGTCAAGGGTTTGTCGAGTTCGGCTTCCTCCTGCGCCTTGTCGTGTTCGGCCAACTTCTCCGGGTCGACGTACTTCTCGTACAGGGCGACTTTCTTGGAGAGTTCCTCGTTCTTGGCCTTTTCCGATGCGAGTTCCTCCCGGGACTTGTGGTAGGCGGCCTGGGTGTCTTTCATCCGCTTTTCCGGATCGACGGACTTTCCTTCTTCGCCTTTCTTGGCCGCTTCCTTCCCGCCTTCCGGCGCCGCCGAATCCGGCTTACCTGCCGGGGGGGCCTCCTTCTTTGCGGGTTCTCCTGCGTCCGTGGGGCTGTCTGGTGCCGGTGCGGCGTCCGCGCGGTCGTAGATCTTTTCGCGGGATGATGCGCTCGGCAACGGTGGTAATCCTGACTCGGGAGCGGGTTTCGACCCTCCCCCGCCGCTTCCTCCTTCGGCACCGGGCTCGGCCTGGTGGAATCGAAGGTTTGCATCTTGTTCCATTTGCTACCTCCATCGAGGGGGTCCGGGGGATCCCGGGCGAATCCCTACGGTTGGATGTTGGGTTCCTCTGACTCCTTGGGTTCCGACAGGTCGAGATTCGCGTCCTTGGCCGTCTCGATCAGGGCCGCCTCGAAGGCGTCCGTCCCGCGTTCGAATCCGAGGGCGAACGCCATGGCGCCGTGATCGTTGACGGAGTTCATGGCTTGTGCCATCGACGCCTTCTTCACCTTGTCGATATAGGGTTTGAAGTCCAGTTCGTACACGTCGGACGTGAGGAACGACGCGATACGGACGCCGCGCTCCTTCTTTGCCTTCCTGTTCTTGAACTCCTGGGATTCCTCCCATTTCGCTTCCTGATCCATTCACCCTCCCCTGGGTTACTGCGGCATTATTCCCGGGGCTTCTGCGGGGTTAGCGGCCGCGGGGTTCCCGGGTTGCGTGTTCATTCCGGAGAGCATTCGCATCATCGTTGCGGCGTCGAGTGGTTGCGGCGGCGCGGCGATCGGCATCCCCGTTTTGGGATCAATCTGCGCCCCCGGGGCGGCCGGGGGGATCTTGAGGATCAAGTCCTCCGGGTTAGGTTCGTCGTAGGTGTTCAGGACCCGGGACAGGAATTCCTCGATGTTGAGGCGCATGGCGATCGCCGGGACCTTCGACAGGAGCCCGAACAGGTCCACCATGTCCTTTCGCTTGCGCTCCGCGTCGAAGAACGCCGACAGTCCCTTCACCCGGATCGGGTATCGCTTGTTGACGAACGCGAACCGCTCGGCTTCCGGCAGGGCGTCGAGTGGTACGCCCTCCTGTTCGAAGATGTCGTTTGTTTCGGGGTTGAACGCGGGGTCCATGAAATACTGCAAGGTTAAATCCCGGACGGCTTCGATCGACTCGATGATCCCCCCTTTCTCGATCGACGAGGCGATGTTCTCGAACTGAATGGTCGACGCCTCGGTTTTGCGGTTGACTTCGGTAGCAGTTACATCTCCCTTGGTGGTGGGCATCCCCTGGATGAAATCCGTCCATCCGGTGAAGTTCTGGATGAACGACCGGAACAATTCTGCCAGAGTGAAGGACCCCTGCGGGATGTCTCCCTGCGGGATCTGGTGCATGGCTTGACCGAGGGGGCCCTTTGTCTTGTAGAGTTTCCCCGGGGTGAGTCCTCCTTCGGCCTGTTCGGGGTCTTTCAGGGCGTCGACGTTGATCTCGGTGGGCGCCAGGAGGGAGAACAGGGCCTTGTCGCCGGCCATGTTGATGATGTTGTCCAGGGCGTTGATGATCGGACGGATGCCGTCGACCATCCCCGCGCCCATGACGGAGAACAGGGTTTTTAAGGGCGTGATGAACACATACGGGTGATTCCGGAGCCAGTACGGGGAGGGCTCGGGTTTCAGGAGGACGTATTTCTGGTTGGCAACGATGAACCGGGCGTCCCGCTGAACGATCGTCCCGTCCTGGTTGGTGATCGTCCCGAAGAAGGTATGGAGTACGACTTCCTTCCGGTAGATGTTCGCGTTCTCCCTGGAGATCCGGAGCATGATGCGGCGGGCCTGTTCGGCCTCGGACTGATCGGCGTTGGTGTAATCCTCGCGTTTCAGGCGGTTCAGTTCCTTCTTGTCGTACTTGATCCCTTCTTCGTTGATGAGCAGGTCGGCCAACTGGACCCGGGATTCCTCGATGATGTAGGAGCGGTCGACGGGGAAGTAGAGCAGGAGCGGGTTGACGACTTCGCACCGGAGTTTACCGCGTTCGCTGATCTCCCGGAGGAATTCGTACCTGGGAGAGGGGAGGCCGGTCGTCTTGTCGACGGCCTTGGTGTTGAGTTCCCATACGATCCGGGTGTCCTCGCATCGTACCGGCGTGAATTTCAGGCAACCGTAGAACATGACGAACGCCGATTCGACGGCTTCCGCGAATTTGTCGATGAAATCGCACTCGTCGACGTGGAACCGGACCTTGCGGGTGAAGGCCCGGGCCATGTTGTCCATATTGTCCTCGACGGGAGTTCCCATAGGAGCCCCCATCGGGACCGCTCCGGGCATTCCCGCGGGCGATCCTCCAGGTAGCGCGCCCATCGGCATCCCCGTAGGCATCATCCCTGGGGCCGGCACGGCGTTCTGCGGGGCGTTGTCCCTGCGTTCCGGCACGAACTTGAAGAATTCGTCGGATTTGAGCAAGATCCTTCGGATGAGCCCCGAGGCCCCCTTGATCGCGGGATAGACGGATGGAACGACGATCTTGTGTTGCCAGGATTTCTTCTTGGAGTGGTCCCGGTACGACAGGTAGCGGTCGTAGCACTCCTGCATGACCTTCCGCTTGTCGCGCCAGGTGTCCTCGCACTCCTTCTTACAAGCGTTGAGGAACAGTACGAGTTCGGCGTTTGTCACCATTGGCCTCCGTAGGATCTCGGAACCTGGAAGATCTCCAAGCCTTCCTTCGTGCCCCCGCGGCCGTCCTTGAATTCAGGGAACAGGCGTTTCGATGCAGAGGGAGTGAGTTCCAGGGTGCGTTTCACCCGGGGATCGTCGACGTCGACGGAGCCGCTCACCCCTGCCTCTTTCACAGTACGATGGACCTTATGGACGAAGCCGCAATCCTGACATTGGAAGATTTGCATGATCGAATGGGAGTGGAATCCGTCGATGAAAGCCGTTCCCCTGAACTGCATGATGGTGTGCTTGCACTCGGAGGGATTCTTCTGCCAGGGCGTACCCAAGAGCAGACTCTTGGGCTGTCGTGCCAGGAATTCATGTTTCTCCACGGGTCATATCTCCATGACTTCCGCATCCGAGTGGCGGGGCTCGGCGTCGACCCACGGCGCCCACAACGGAGCGGTCAGGAGCATCAGGACGGCGAAAGCGAGGATCAGGTACGACAGGGCTTTTCTCACGGCGTCCTCCGTATCATGTGGCGTAGGTGTTGGCGGTTGCATCGTCCCCCACGGCCTTCTTCCGGACGACTGGTCGGCCGTACTGGATTCGGGAGACGAGGTACTCAAGCGCGTTCATCAGGTGCGAGTATTCGTTCTTCTCGGGCTCGTCGAGGTAGAGTTCCTTGTTGGCGATCTTCTTCTTCCTGTACCCGCCCTTGAAGGCGTCGATGAGGAACCTCTCCCGCGGGTCGATCTGCACGAAAGGCACTCCGTCGTCCTCGATCCTGCGGAGGGCTTCCTCCATCGCTCGGTGCCGGCCGGTCCATGTGATCTCCCCCGCCTCGACCTGCACCAGGGGGCGTCCGTCAGGCGCCTTGAAGTCCCTCTGAATGTCGAAGCAGGTCCTCTCGTCGGTCTGCGCGCGCTGATCTCCGGCCGGATCGCCGTAGTCGATGAACGTGAAGCCTGGATAGGTGACGTTGCAGTATTCGATGACGCGTTCGGTGAACCGCTTGATGCCGATGGAGTCCGATTGCGGCGTGAAGATCGACGGAAAGACGTTCAGGTGCGGCCGCGGGGTGAGTTGCGCCAGGGCGACGGCCGGTGTGAGTCCGTAGTCCCACCCTCGGATGATCGGCACGTTCCGGAGGGCCTTCAGCGGCGACGATGCGACGTGGTGCTTTTCAAGGAAGATCTTGTAGATCGGCACTCCGGTACGGATCGAGAAGTCGATCTCCTGCTCCATCTTCCAGGCGGCGTTCTCCTCTCCCCCGATGTACCCTTCGAGGGCCTTCGTCAGCCATGCGCGCCCCTCGGGCGTGTCGGGATCCCGCTTGGGGAAGGCCGAGTAGTGGAGCCGGATGGTCCGGATGCCGGTTGCGGTCGTCCAGTTCTGGATCCCCTTCGTCACTCGGCGCCTCCGAAGGTCCCGGTCTGGTCGATCTCGAACCCGGAGAGTTGTCCGAAGAAGGACCCTCCCTCTGCCGACGACACCATGACGATCTTCCGGCAACACGCCTTTGCGGCCCGGTACGCCTCGCGGGCGAAAGGTTGGAAGGCGGCTTCGTCCGAGAACAGGCCGGAGCCCGTGTACGATCGGATAATGTCGCCGCCCTGGGGTATCCCCCAGAGTTTGCTTCCGTTGGGATAGAGAAGGATCCCATACGACGGGGAGACGTTCGCCTTCATCCAGGCGGGGAGGTTCCCCTCGATGAACGAGGCGCGCCCCATGCCGGCCTCTTTGTTGAAAACGAGGTTGGCGGCGTCCTCCTCCTTCTTCGACTGGATGAACAGGAGTTGATTCGGGACGAATCGGGCCCACCAGACGAAGTAGGCGACGATGAGCCAGGTTACGGAGAGTTGCCGGGACTTGCCCACGCAGGTCACTTGCTGATTCCCCTCATGGATCTCCCGGAGGACTTCTCGAAGGGCGGGCTCGTCCGGGAAGGGCTTGACGGGGTTGACGGGATCGTATTCGTCCCTGGTCCAGACGTAGTGTTGATCGTTCCAGAGCCAATAGGCGGGATCCTCGGCGCACAGGGACAGTTCGAAGTTCCTTGCCGCAGTCTTGGTATTCAGGAGCAGGAACCGATCCTCGGCGCGGGACTGTCGTTCTTCGGGCGTCATCGTGCGATCCGCAACGGAGCCCGCTTGACGGACTCGACCATCTCGTCGAGGCGGCGCTTCCGTTCCTCCAGGGGCAGGGCCTTGATGCTTTCGAAGTGCTGAATGGCGATGGGCGCGGCGTTATTCTCTCCGCTGATCTTGACGACGGCTGGCATGGCAGGGAAGGCGCTCATGATCTTGAAGGCCATTTCGAGGTACTTCGATCGGGAACGATGATCTGGGACTGTCTCGATGTGGCGGTCCTGGGGCGGGCCGGTGGCGTAGGAGTGATCCGCATTGAGTCCGTCGTTGAGTTTTTGCAGGAGTTGGACGAACGATAGCCCCTGGCGCTCCATCATGCGCTTCACTTCGGGCTTGAACTTCTCCAAGGTGCGGGATCCGGCCGCACAGGCATGGGATCGGTATCCTTTCCCCTTGGGTTTGTAGACTCCGGACTCCCTGGCCGCGCGGGAGACGTCTCCGTGTTCGAAATACATTTCAAGGAATCGTGCTTCTTTGGGAGTGGGGAGGATGGTGGTATCGTCGGGTTGGAGGACGTCAGGTTGTCGCTCCCGCACCATAATGATGCAATTATGCACGGATTCAAAAAACTATGTCAAGAGAAACCATAACCTGCTACGGCATAGTGCGTGGTACCTGGGGCGGGTAGAGGACCTTTCGCACGTCGTCGACGTCGGTTGCGACGATGGCGACCCCTCCTGCGTCCCTGACGGCCCACAGGAAGGCCAGTTGGTCCTCGGTCGGTTTCCCCCCCGGTTTTTTCACTTCGATGGCAAGGAGGCGCCCTGACGGTTTCAGAATGCCCAATATGTCGGCAGACCCGATCCTGCCGTAGGATACCCCGCCGCGTCGGCCGGTATTGTTCCTCCAACAGAAGACGTGCATTATGCGCAGGTATCGCAGGATGTTCGCCTGGATGAGGCGTTCCGAGATCATAGGCGCCCTCCCGCCCACGGGCGTATACGTCCCATTACGTTGCACCACATAGTTTCCTCCCTTTTCGTTTCATAACCTGGTGGGCTTTTTCGATGACCTTTGGGTGGACGATGTTGATATGGGCCATGCGGGTATTGCCGCAGGGGCACTCGAATTGGACGAGTTTTCCCATACAGATGCCGGTGGGCTCGATTTGATCGAGGTCGACGACTCGGTAGCAACAGGCACACGGTTGGGAGGGATTATTCATTTCACCAATCCCAATTCTGCTCGTCTCTGTTCGATTACTTCCCTGAGTCGTTGAATTTCTGGATCCACAGTTCGAGGGACAGGGGAGGATGGGCCCGTAGGAGCCCGATCCTCCCCGTTTGTCCCGGTCGAGTTATCCACAGGGCTTGAGTTATCCACAGGCGAGGTTTTGGGGGTAGATCTAAGATCTTTTTTCTTTCCTTTTCCAGTTCCAGTTCCAGTTCCATGCTTGGGAGCCCCCCCGATACCCTCATCTATGCCTGTATGGGAGGGGGTATGGATGCCCGCATGGGAGGGGGTATCGTGCGTAGTGAAGGGGATCTCGTAGTAACTTGCGAATTCTTCTACGATTTTAAGTTTCGGGAGGGCTTTGAGGGCGTTGATGATGCCGAGTGTTTGTTTGGAATTGTTCCTGACAAAGGCCGGATCGTTCTTCAAGCCCTTGACGATCCACAAAACAGGCCTTTCATACCTCACCCACCCGGCATTGATGAGGGCATCCATGCCCGCATCAATCTGGATGGGGGTGGCGGTCGGGATCCTCTCGTACAGGGTGCTTCGATAGTGGGGGAAGATGCAAGCGAAGTTACAGTCCCTTGAGGTCCGGAGGCAGAAGAAAACCGCGATGGTGATTGGCTCGAACGATTGGAATTCAGGGTCATCCCAGATGGAAGAAAAAACGGAACGATAGGATCCTTTTTCCCCAGGCACCTTCCCCTCCCATCTCCCTTTTTTAATATATTCTTTGTAAACTGTATTTCTACCGTGGGAAAGGGATCATGCCACGCCATTACCCGTCGCGGTTTTCTGCTCCGGGTACATGGCGTGGATTTCCTCGTAAGTCATCCCCGTGACCTTCAACACGATCGGCATCCATTTCGGCCCCGGGAATGTCCCGTTCTCCCAGGAGAAAATATGCTGACGGGTGCAATCAGGGTATTCTTTTATGAGCCATCGCTTCTGGTCATCTGTGAATCGTACCGGCATAATGGTCACCTCCGAGGGCACCATAAAACATCTTACGCGGCCTGTCAACCATAAATTTACTCCCACCGTAAAAAATACTTGACATCGTATTTCTTCCCGGGGTATGATTTCCCACAGACATACCAAACCCCCGAAGGGAGGACCCTATGCCAAGCAAGGTCCAGTCCACCACGCAGAGTCCCGGCACCTGTCAATCCCCAAAACCGTTCTCATGGCGCAACGGAAGCGGATACCTGGTAGTGACGGTCAACGCTCCGAGCGGCGATTGGTGTAACCGATGGATGTGGGACCATCGGCGCGGGTTCATGTGGATCACCACCTCCGGCCCAGGCGCCAAGCGTTACCAGGAGATCTTCGATTCCGAGCAGTTCCTCATCCTCCAGGTCGAGGGGGTGAGCAGATGACCACCCTCCACGAAAACGTGCAGACGATCATCGACGCCTACCGGCTCGGGGAGGCGAAGTCATGAAAACCTACGTCGTCAAGACCACCTGGCAGGTCAAGGGCACCGGATACTCCCTCACCGACACGCACATGGTCAAGGCCGGATCCGTCAAGGCCGCGGCCGCACAAGCCCTCAACGGCGCCTACAAGAAGGCCCGCCGCGGTTGGCGCGAGGCGGCCGGTGCGTTCTTCTCAGTCCAGTTAACCGTCCTGGGACCCGAGATCCATATCCCCGAAGAAGGAGGGACGTCATGAGCGCCGCTACCGCAGTTTACAAACTGACCGAGGACGAGTGCCTGATTTGCGAGGATTGCGGGAAGGATCTGCATCATAGGGAAAAGGTCGTGCTGACGGCTCACCCGGACGGTTGCACGGTCGAGATCCGGTGCGAAGTTTGCCAGGAGATCGAGGACGCCGCGTCATGAGAAGGACGGGGAAACCATGAAGGAGGTCGGAGACGAGTATTTCGAGGTTGGCTACTGCGGCCTCGCAGGGGAACCCGCGGAATAACCGCCTACCAGACGGGGGAGGTTCCTCCAACCCCTCCCCCGTCAGAAGGGAGCATTGACATGGACTCGACGAAAGCCCTCTGGAAGCAGATCGGTAAGATCGGCAGAAACTCCGAGTTTCCCCCGTACCCGTGGGATCCCGACCAGGCGTTTACTGCCTTGGAGAACGTGGGCGGCGTGAAGTGCGGGGATTTCATGTTCATGGGGGTCTCCATGAACGACCATTACCTCATGTTCAAGAACATCGTCACGCGGCATTACCTCTACATCCCGAAACCCTCATCCACCCAGGAAAGGAGAATCGCAAATGGCGTATGACCCAACACTCGACGTGAAGATCGCTGAAGCGGAGCCCATCCACGGGGAGGGAGACTCCCGGATCCTCATAGGGATCTTCTCCTACAATCACGGGCCCAGGAAGATCCGCGTCAACCGGGCGTCGAGGCGTTCCAACGGAGAGATCGTAATCGGCAAACTCGGCGGGCTCACCACGGATGAGGCCCTGTCCGTGGCCACGGCGCTCGTTAAGATCGCCAATGATCCGAAAGCGAGGGGGTAGACCATGCTTGATCTCTCCTTCTACAAGCGTGGGAACCTCTCCCGGGATCCCATCGTCCTGAAAGACGCCGACACGATCATGAACAAGGCGCAGAACGCCGCAACGCTCATCCTCGTAGCCATCGCGTCAGGACTTATCGTGTTCCTGATCTGGGGAGTGAAGTGAGGTGAGGCCGGAGATCGACGACGAAGAAGCAATCTGCCCGGAATGTGACGGCTCGGGGGAGGGACTACTCTCCCCCCCCGGCACAGGCCGGTGCCGAAGATGTAAGGGGACGGGCTCCGTCTCCACGGTCGAGTATGATGACTCGGACGATTACAACTATCCGGACGACTGAAAGGGGGAAGAAAATGTTCGAAAGAGTGTTCATCGAGAAGAAGGAAAACGGGTTCGTCCTCATCGGGGAGTTCCCGGACCCCGAGGCGAAGGACAAGGAAATCATCGTCGAGGGGAAGGATCCCAAGAAGATCGGGAACGCCGTCCTCTCCATGTTCCAGAAGCCCCGCGGGCCCCGCAAGCGGCCGGCGCCGAAGGAGGCATGATGCCTCCCGCTCGTTCTGACTTACAGCGATCACAGCAGGAACTACAACGAGAAGAGGAGGGACCATGTGGACTCACTTCCAATGTCCAGATAACGAAACGATCCTGATCGAGGATTGCCTATCCTCCTGCCGCATGGGAGCCCGTTGCATGATGAAGGCAACCCTCACCATGTTCGCCAAGGGACGGCGCGAATGGAAAGGGAAGATCAGCGCAACGCAAGCGTTAAACGGGACGCGCATCGAGTACCTGAAAATCACCAACGGATACTCGGAAAAACCCTGGACACGGGCGTTCGCGCTCCTTGGTACGTTCCACCATCTTCGGTATCAGAAGATGAACATCCCGAATGCCCTGCAAGAGGAATGGATGGAGGACGAGGCCGGGACGGGGATGTTCGACTTCTACGACGACGAGGAAAAGACGCTCTACGATACGAAAACGACGGGATGCTACAAGATCAACAAAGCCCTCGGGAAAAAGAAGTTTGAGCATGACGAGCCCACAGGGGAATTCTACAAGGTGGGCCCGAAAAAGGGGCAGGAAAAGACCAGGAAGGTTGTCGAGTGGGGAATGGGAGAACCCGACTTGTGGGAATGGCAAATGCAACTCTCCCGGTATGCATGGATGCTCCGGGATGCGGGATTCGAGGTCGAACGCGCCATGATCCAGGCGACCGCGAGGGACTTCAATTCTCAAAGTGCAAGGCAATACGGGCTCGACCGTCAGATTTACCTCGTCCCCGTGGAGATTTTACCGCGGGAGATCGTCATCCCTTTCTATATTGATAAGCAAACCGCGCTTCTTGATGCCCTGGCAACCGGCACTCTACCACCACCATGCTCACCGAAAGAACGATGGGCCGATGAAGGTGTAACAGACGACACGACACCGGGGCGCCGCTGTCCCGGCTTCTGCCCCGTCTGGTCCTGGTGCGAATTGGGAATCAACGCTCACCAAATGGCCCTCCCGCAAGCGCCGGCCGAGAAGGAGGTAGAAAATGGCGCTCCCTGATCGTTTCCGACCGAAACCGTCCTATACGTCGATCATCGGCGTATCGTCCACCCTCCGGATGCCGCGCCTCGGCAAGATCCGGCTCGGCATCAAGGTGAAGAACGCGAAAGGCGTGGAGTACCCCAAGGACGTGGATTACTTCGTTTGCCCGCCCGAGGTCCAGGCCGTCCACGGGGAGAAACCCACGGAGATCCCGGTGATGATCCCCACGTCGGATCCCGCCCTCTACTTCCCACAGGCGCTCAAGTGGTACAAGGGGGCCCGTCTGGTCTGCAAGGGGAACGGAGAGACGGCGACAAGGATCGGCGAAAAAACGGGATCCATGTTCGAGATGAAATGCCCCTGCGAACAACTGCGGGACTCGATCACGAACCCGAAGGGGCCCTGCACACCGCGGGCGTCTCTCATGCTCATCCTGCCCGAAGTGTCGATGGGAGGCGCGTATCAGGTCGATACGGGCTCCATGAACAACATCATCAACATCAACAGCACCCTGAAATGGATCGAATCCTTCCTCGGGAGAGTGGCCTGGGTGCCCCTCGTCCTCAAGAGAACGCCTCAGAAGATCCAGACTCCGGACGGGACCACCACCAAGGCCCTCGTATCCCTCGAATTCAAGGGGAACGCGAAGGACGCCGCGGCCCTCCGGACGATGGACTGGATCTCCATCCAGGGAGGAACGGTCCCGGACGCTCTCCCTCCCCACGTGGTCGACGACGACGGACCAGGCGACGTCGACGGACCCGTGGTCGACGAGGCGACGGGAGAGGTCATCGAGACGACGACCGCTCCCGCACCTGCTCCGGACCTGACGAAATCGACGCCTCCGGCCGAGGGGGATGTCCCCTTCCTGGAGCCCGAGAAGCCCCCGTACCAGGAGCCCCCGGAGATCGAGCGGGAGCCAGGAGCAGACGAGCAGGAGGACGTGCCTTTCCCGGATCCGGAGCCAAAGAAGGGAACCCCTCCCCCGGCGCCTACAAGGGCCCCCGCTGACCCGGTAAGGGAACTGGTGGAGGGTAGGACTCTGCTTCTTCGGAATTCCGGCACCAAGGCGATCCTGGACGCCGTGTGGTCCGAGATCGTGAAGGACAAGCGGATCCCGGGCAAGGACAAGGCGACCCTGCAAGGGATCTACGACCAGAAGAAGAAGGACGTGAGGTAATCCGGATGCCCCAGGAGAAATCCAATTCAGGAGGTTCGGTTCAGGATAGCCCTTGTGGTGGGGGCGCGCCAACATCTCCTGGGGCTTTTAATTTTTGCGTCACCTACTGGCGGCTGGTACCAGGATCTTGGACGATGGGTTGGGGAAACTACTGCACGGTGCGGGAGGGATGCGATGGGTAAAGAATTGTTGAAAAAGGCGTCTCCGAGGCCGTGGGATTGGGAAGAATGCGACGGGGCATACGCCATATTCTCCGGGCCAGACAGCCCGGAAGACGATATAGGACAAGTATGGACGGAGGCCTCT